CCAAACGAAGTCCATATCTGTATTTGAGTTCTTGCTTAATACCTGTCCGCTGGTGCCGCCCTTGAGATCGACCAGCGAGGCATCGATAGAATCTCCTAATGCCTCGATAGCCGTAGCTCCGTCTTTGACAAGATCTGTCGAAGTTGGAACGGGCCAGTTAAAGTTCGGGGTGACCGTGCTCAAGTTAAACCTCCATATGCGTTTTCCCACTCAAGTGTAGCGTTTACACCTGTCCAAATGAGGCTAGGCGGGCTTACTGTGTCCCACTGTGGCGCAACCAGTGAGAAATCTGTAGGGCTGAGCGTGAGCGTAATGTCCACGAATTGAGGCGTGGCACGGATAGCGAAGCCCTCTAAGAATCCATTAAAAGACCCGTTAAACATATTGATGGGTAGGTCATTAATAACGATCGGCTCGCCAAAGAATACGTTAATAAGCTTATTACGCTCGGCATCGGGCAGGTCCGGGTTGTCTAGGCGGAAGGTAATACTTTGTAGCTGCTCGCGTGGGATAGCCCGAAGGCCAAGTTCGCGGTCCATTACATCCTCAACGTCGGTTAAGTTGTGAAGGTTAGAGCTAACGCTGCGCTGGTAGCGGCCGTACGTGGCGATAGAGGCGGCATCCAGGGCTGTGGCCTGGTTGTTGTAATTGTTGCCATAATTGAATACCAGGGAATTGCGAATCTTGCCGATCTGTAAAATAGATTTAACCGTTGTCGGTACTGCGTAATTGGCAGACAGCGTGGTATACCCATTAGCCGATAGGTAAGCCGTACGGTGGTCAGCATCGGCATAGCAGACACGACCAGCCTTATCCTCGTACATATTTCCAAGTGCGCTTTGAGCGATCTGAGCGCAGAGGTTGTAGCTGCTAAACGGATCGGCCGAGCGTGAGATCATCTCATAAAGGCCCGGTTGATCAATCTCACCTAAGCCCACGTTTTCGGCATTGGCCCAAGTGGTCGTAGGGTCGTAATCCTGCCATTGTAAGGCCGGGGCTACCTCATTCCACGAGTTAATTAATAGCTCGTTTAGAATGTCATAAATCTGGTTGCCGTCCTCAGTCTTTGGTAGGGCATCCGGGAACAGGGCCTTGGTCAATTTAGCCAGGGAACCGACGGCCAATATATTACCGATTGTTACAAAGCCCACCTCTTCCGGTGAGCGTACGGATATGCCAAAGTCCGATACGGTGCCACCGAATACGGGTACATACGTGCCTGAGCTGTTCTTTAGCTCTAAAGTCAAAATGTCCGTAACGTCAATATCGAAGGCCGTATTGTTTATGTTTACGATCTCCATACGGGCATAGCCGGCGTTGCACTGCAGATCGATATCATCGCGACCGGTTGCCATATTTACGCTAAGTACGTTGGTGTACACCGTCGTACCGACGGTTATACGCCATTCAGGAAGCCAGGTACTCACGCTACGGTGTAATTCCCGGAGCCGCGATTAACCGCAGTACCTCGATAGGTTGATTGGTTTAGTACATCCTCAACCGCGCGAGCGATAGCCTCGGGATCACCTAAACCGGCTTCGATCTTAATATTATAAGTAGCGGGATATCCTCCGCCGTAATTCATTGTAGGGCTATATCCGCCAAGGTCGCTTTGTTGATCCTCGGTTAAAGTTGGAAATAGATCAAAGATAGTTACATCCTTGCCCAGCTTGCTTGTTGCCTGAGCCATTTTTTCAACGGTATCTATAACGGTCGAGGCTGGAATAATTGAACCTACACCGCTGGAAGTCAAACCGCCTAGATTTCCACCGGTGCCGATCTTTCCTAATAACGCGACATATTCTTGTAATGCCTTCAAGCGCGCATCGTCGGCGGCCTTTTGCGCCTTGGCTACGCGATCGATCATATTTAACTCTTCGGATTCGCGAAGCTTACCAAGGACTGTAGCCGCGTTTGATGTCTTGCTAAGTGAGGCGAGTTTGGCGATTTCGGTAAGTTGGATCTGTACGCGCTCGCTGTAACTCTCCTTGGCAGCCAATTCACCGGCAGCGGTAATGGCAGCGTTGTATTTACCGAACGCAATCTGGCGAGCGTTTTCCTTATCGCCTTCGGCCATCTTAGACTTATCAATCGCCGTTAATTCATTCAATAGCTGCGTATTAATAGCCAATAGCGCGGCATCGCTAATCTGCTTGATTCCAGCCAATTTAGCCAGGTCAGAGTTCTTTTGGAAGGTAGCCAGTTCATTAATCTTTTTGAGCGCCAGTTCGCCGTTCTCGTCCTCGATGGCCATAAGCGCTTCAAGGCGTAACAAGGTCTCCTTGTCGTAGGTTGCCTTTAATGCAGCCGCGATAGATATACGGGTTGTATCAAAGACTGCAGCCGCCTTGCTTAAAGCTAACTTATTCTTTTCGGCTATCTGGGCTTTCTTTTGTAATGCGATTAATTCCTTTTGGCGCTTTAAAGCTTCCTTGTCCATCTTGGACTTTTCAATATTGGCTTGGATGTTTTTAATATCCTGTGGTACGCCTTGCGGGAATCCACCCTGACGGCCCAAGAGAATATCCACCTGGTTGCGTAGGTTGCCAATAGATAACTTACCTAACCGATTTTTAACTGCCCGGCGAATATCCTCGGTAACACCAGCACCAGGCAAGTTGGAGAATAAGTTGCCTAAATCTTTACTTAGTACGGCGATATTAGTAACCAAGCCTGAGATTGAATCAGCAGCATTGTCTACCTTGTCGATCAACTTATCCATACCACCGGATGAAGTGCCAAGCGCAGATACTAAAGACTGGCCGATCTGTTCGCTAGCCTGTTCGGCCGCGATCTTAAGGCGGTTAAGTGAACCCTGGTATGAGTCAGCCGCCTCTTTAGATTGTCCGGCGTATTGCGCCGCGATTAACTTCTCAATCTCTAAATACGATTTTGAGGCCAATTCGGCATTAGTTAAACCCAGGTTTAATTGCTTTAGGCCCTTGTAATTACCCACATACGCTTGGCTTAATATCTTAGTTGCCGAGGCTAAATCCATACCCGTACCGGCGGAAATATCCAACGCGGTGTTTAGCAGTGACTGGGCTACGGTTGTCGATCTGGTCTGTTGAGCCAGTTCAATAAAGGACGGTTGTAGCTGATCTCGGTTGATTCCTGTAGCTCGTTCAACCGCATCGATATAACCTTCGGCCTCTGCCGTTGCGAATGAGAAGCCTAAGTTGCGTAAAGCGGTATCGAGGCGCCTGGCTTCGGCTATCTGTTCACCGTATGCCGATACAGCCTTCTTTGAATAGCTCAATAGTGCAGCCGCGCTAAAGGTTACGCCTAACGTACGGCCCAGGCCTTTGACGGTTTTACCAAAGGCATTGATCTGCTTCTCGCCTTTGGTGAGCGCTTTGCCATTCCATTCGGCTGCGGCGGTAACTAATAGATTAGGTAGATTGGCCATTATGCAGCCTTCCCATATCGGCCCTGGTTAAAGTTTTCAATCGTTTTTAGGATGGCCATTACGACCGCATCCTGGGCCTTGCCCCGGTCCTCTTTCCAAGCTCTAAAAATCATACGGCCACGCTCGGCTTGTTTGTCACCGTAGAGCGGACCCATTCGGCTGATAAAGTGAGCACCAGCGCCAGGATTGTTTGAGCGGCTATTAGGGTCTCCGCCTGGATTCTTACGGCCAGCGGTTTCATAGATTGAACCGGCAGCGGATTTGTTGGCTACATAATACAAAGCTTGCCAACCGTTGCGATTACGCTTGCTCGGTGCCTGTGAGTAATAGATACCCTTCTTGGCAAGTTCGGCATCGTACAAAGGGAACATACGCAAGCGGCCCTCAGTGTTAAAGGTTCTAAACATAGAATTACGTGCAGTAATTTGTTTACCGCGTGAGCCCTCGGCCCACATATAAAGATTGTCTGGTTGTGGTGAAGGCGCAAAGCCGCGAGCCTTATCCCGGATCGGAATCATAGCTGCGCGGACTTCGGCGTTCATCTCTTTCAGCATTTCGGGATCAACCTTGCGGAGCATTTTAACCGTTTCGCGTACGCCTTTTAGAGCGACTGGCATTTTCGGCCTCCTTGGCTTGATCGTTTAATACCTGTATTAACGTGTCGTACATAGTTCTATCGAGATCCAATATCGCTTGAGGCGCGACCCCGAGCCGTATAGATAACTGGGCTATCTGGTACGTCCGGGTATCGCGCCCTAGCTTAAAGGTTGCTCATCGTATAAAACGTTCACCTCTTTTAATGAATCGAGGAAATCAACGCCGAACATCTTTACTGTCTCGCCTGATGCCTTTAGACATTCCCAAGCCAGGTAGTAGAGATCGCCCTGCTTTTCATCCTCGCGAAAGGCTTTATGAAAGCCCTTCTTTGTATGTAGCTCGAACAGGTACTCAATACGCGGCGTAATGTCGTGCTCACTAACCTCGCCTGTAGCCCTTGTTATTTTGAGTCTGTACATAGTATGCCCCTTGTCTGGTTGGTTATACGGTTGTGTCTACAACGATTGGAGAGTTGCAGGTAAAAGTGATCGACTGGGTTGAGATATCCCCGACGGCTCCGTTGATGTCTGTGGTGTTGTTTACCAGAATCGTTGTCTGATATTCCGGATTGGTTGCCGAGATAGTTGCGCTTGTTTGCTTTAGCGTTAAAGGCACTGTAGTACCCCAGGCACCTTGCAAAGTCTGCAAAACTTCGGAAGTAGCTGTGTCATTCAGAAAGTCCAGAGTCACGGTGGAGGTCTCCAGGCCCTTAGTAAAACGTCTGCTGGAATCTCCCATCGCTGTGACTTCGAGCTCCTCAAAGACTCGGTTAATTGTTGCGCTTGTTACGTGATCGGAAAGGTCTACCGAGTTAAGGGTTACGACCACTCCATTTGATAAGAATACGGCCATCGCCTATTCCTCGCTTTCGGTTGTTGGTGTTGGTGTTGGTTCGGACTTTACTTTTGCTACTTTGACTGGAGCAGGCTCGTCTACGATCTGCCCAATCTTTCGCAAAAACTTTAGGTCATCCTCTGTATATGGCATTTGTCAGCTCCAGCTCGTGAGAATTGAGATATTAAAATCGGCAGTTAGCAACGTTCCACTTTGTACCTCAAGTACTGATGGAGCCGACATACTGCCAATATTCATAACGATATTTGATGAGGCTAATTTATTAAAC